CTATATCAGTAAGAGTATTAGCAATCTTTCTTAATCTATCGTTTCCTTCAAATAATACTTTGGTTTCCTGTTTTACCCAAGAAACATCAGTTTCACTACCAATATTATTGGAATGTAAAAAAGAAACGATGAAATCCTGGCAGTTATTATCTTTTGCGGAATAAGTAAAATATTTTCCGCCCATTCTTTCTTTGGTCTTATCAAGTGCTTGATTAAGCGTTAATCCACCAGGAATATCGCTACTTGTAATAACTCTTGTTTCAGTATCTTTTGGTAATTTACAACCAATTTCAGCGTTAATAACTTCATTCTTTTCTAAAATAATTTTACCATCTCCAAACTCAATACAAATAAATAGATGAAAAAGTTTATCATAAGGGGTATTTTCTAACTTTTGACTAAAAGTATTACCACTTGCTAATTGTAAAGCAGTCATAAGAGGTTTTCCAAGAGGAGTTCTACCAATAGTAATACCGGTAATAGTTTTATCTCCATATTTGCTAATTATATCACGAACTTTTGGTGGATAATCATTACGCCCATAAACTACGGCAGAAGCAGTATCTTTTACTTTTTTAACTACTGATGTAGCAATATTAGAAACTGATTTAACTGCTCCTTTTACTTTTTTAATTACACCGCTAAATAATCCATATCCTCGTTTTTCTAATTCATCATAAATAGATTTATTAGGTTCTTTTTCATTATCATAATTACCTTTATCGTGTTGTTCTCTTAAAAGTTTTTTAAGTTCTTTAAGAGTTTTATTAGAATGTGGTTCATTAGTATTGAAAACTCCTGATAATAATTCCTCAATATCTTCTGGATTTAATCTATTTTGTAAGTTTTCTAAACCGGTTCTATTTTTAAGTTGCCTAATTTCTTTTATTCCTTTTCCTTTGCGTCTTTTAGCACTCGCAATAGTATTAGCAATCTTCGCTTTTCTTGCTTCTTCTGCCGTAGCGTATTTCTTTGGACGACCTCGTTTTCTAATTTCATTAACTTCCATAGTGATATTCTCCATAGGAACACTAACAAAATTACCTGCTAAATCTTGAACTGGAACAAAATTATTCTTTTTAACCATTAGTATATATAATTAATATATATAATAATTTCAGTAACATAATAATTTAAGGAAAATAATATTACCATAATAATTGGTCTGCGTAATAAGACGCTGTCCCTAATTTATGTCTATTTTTCTCGTGTCTAATTTTATATAATCGTCTTCTTGTATCAGCATATTCCTGTCCCCTTTCTTTTATATAACTTCTGTAATCATTATATCTTGTATCACCAACACTCATAATAAATTGATTATTATAATCAAAAATATCTATTTTTTTATATTTATGAGAAGAAGGAGCAATCTTTATACCCAATTTTTTTGCTTGTTTATAGGCATAAGGGTCTATTTCGTATTTACCAAAAGCAAGAGGCACACCTTTTCCTTCAAAAGCAGGAAGGTTTTTATCACCTTTGTATTTCTGTTTCAAAAGTATTTGCTGTAATAGATTTTCAGGGTCAATCTCGTCAGGAATTAATGGAGTATTTTTATTTACTCTTTTTGTTGGTCTATAAACTGGATATTCTAAACCGCCTATATCTTTCCAATTTTCTTTGAACCATCTTGTTAAACCACTATTGTCTTTTTTTCCACTATAAGTTCCACCCATCTCTTTATATCGTTTAACTAATTGTCCGCTACGATACGCAGAATGCTGTGGATATTCTTGATACACAATTCGTTTTGCTTTTTCATACAATTCAGGATTATCAATTATACTCGGCATTATATATTAGAGGAGGAATTATTTTCATCTTTATTACTAATTTCAGGTTTATGTGTTGCTAAAAACTCTGTTTCCTTTTCTTCTGCTTCAATATCACGAACTATTTTCATACAACAGCAACTAACCTCTTTACACTTTGACTTATACGCCATAGAACATAATTTAATTAAGCAACCTGTTGTCGTTCCAATAAAAGCAACCCAAAATACTTCACTTAACATACTATTATATAGAAAGAAATTAACCAGCACGGAAATAAGCAGTTCCATTCACATCAACAGCAAACATACCAACAGAACCAGCACCACCAGTAGGGGAAACTGGAATAGTAAATATAGTAGTTCCTGATGGATATTGAATAGCAATTGTCTGTGCGGTAGATTTATTACATATTTTATACCACCAACCAATTCTCCCAGCGGTAGGTGCTGGTAAAACAAATATCCTTCCACTCGTAGAAGGTGTGGAAATAATAGTTTGAAAAGCAGTTGCGGTAGTCATAGTTGTAGTTCCTGTTGCTGCTCCTATTGTTGATATTTCCTGAACTCCTGCCCCAGTCCCAGCATTATTATTAAAAAGAAGAGGTTTATAAAAGGTCATATGGTCGGTCGTAAAAGAAGCAATATTAGTTTGACTATCCATTAAACTCCCTGAAAACATCTCAATACTATTATATATTATTCTCATAGCAGTATAAGTAGAAGAGGGTGCTTCTTCTAAAAAATATATCATCGGTTGCGGTCTTTGTGCTGGGTCAGCAGTAGTTTTAATTCCTGCTGTATAATTTACCTCTCCGTCGCTGTTATAATGGTATAAATTAACATTCGCCATCGCTACATCACAATAGGAATAATTTAAAACATCTTGTTGAGCGTATAATTGTGCTCTTGAAGGAAGGGTATTACTACCTGATAGAAGTTGTAATTGACCGAATATATCTGTTTGTGTCGTATTAATAGAATATATATTTAATTGTTGATTAGTTGATGCTGTCCCTGTCTTTCTTTTTATATTTTGTGTTCCAAAGTTCATATTACCTGTTTCTGTTGTTTGATTACCAATAGTCAAAGCATTATCAGTTGTATTGCTTAAAGAAAGAGTTGAGGCACTCGTAATACCAAGTGTAGAAGTTCCTGATACAATAAGGTTTGGTATGCTTTCTGTTCCTTGACCTGTTGGAAACTTTAAATATAGTGCGTCTGCTTGTTCTTGTGTTAATGCTCCTCCTCTTGCGCTCTCCCAATAAGCAGGAATAAATACACTTGTTTTTGGAAATAAAGGTGCGACTGAACTACTCATATTATTATATAATAACAATATATAATAAGTTTAGATGAATAATTCAATAACTAATGACTTCTATATTTATACTATAAAAAACTCTTTGTCTAAATCTTTATGTGAGGAAATCATAGATAGATTTGAAAAGGAAGATAAGAAGAGAGCAGGTATTACTTATAATGGAGAAGATAAGAATGTTAAAGATACTTTGGATTTTCACTTATCAGTTAATCCTGAATGCTGGAAAGATATTGATAAAGTATTGACTAACGAATTAGGTAAAGCATTAGAAGAATATTTCGCTCATATAAATAAGGATATTAGTATATTGCTTTGTAAGAATGTAAGTGACTTGGGATTTCAAATACAAAAATACGAAAAAGGTGTTGGTAAATATATTTTCCATAACGACCATCAAGTATATCATAAAGAACGATTAGATAGAGCAATTACTTATATTTGGTATTTGAATGATGTTGAAGAAGGGGGAGAAACAAGTTTTTTTAACAAAGGTAAAGTTAGACCAGAACAAGGTAAATTAGTTTTATTTCCTTCTTGTTGGACTTATCCACATTCAGGTATTATGCCGGTTAGTCACCATAAATATATCATAACAGGTTGGGTTCTAAAAGGTGTTGGTTCTAATTTTGAACCCTAATAATATATTTTACAACACAAAAAGGGGGTAATATATCTGCTGAATTACCAGCATTACCAGCAGTAATAGATAGTGTTTGAGTAGTATAATTTAAAAAGTTTTTAAAACTTGGGTCATTACTGGGGTAATTTTCACCTCTATTTGCTTCGTTAAATTGTGCGTTTTCTATCATATTAGTAGGATTAATTGTAACAGAGTGATTATGACTTACTAATTGACCTTCTGTAAGATTTCTATTACCACCAGTAGCAACAGAAGAACCTTGATAAGTAGCGGTTAAAACACCTGTATTATCTGCTCCATAAGGAGATTTACCCAAACAATTAGGAACATTAAAATTAGCACCTGAACCTCCATAAGTATATCCAATAAAACCGAATAAATCAGGAAAAACAGAAGTAGGATAAGAAGTTCCATCACACCAAACCCACTTATTAGGTGGAGTTGAACCTTCAAAAATAGTAATTTGTCCTATAAAAGCAACTTGTAAAGAGGTTGTAGAAGGAAACGATGATGAATTAGTATCTCCAACATCTCCCCAATTTTCAGGAATAAATACTGGTAAGTCAAATATAGGTGCTGGATTTGAAACTGATATTGTCGCCATATTGATTATAATATATAGATATATTAATTTGCTCTAATAACATAATTACAAACAAAAAAAGGTGGTAAATAATCTGCTCCACTACCAGCATTACCCATACTTCCATTCACGCCTAAACTTGAACCATTCACATTAATAGGAGCAAGAGGATTAAAAATATACGGACCAACTCCATTACTGGTTTGATTAAATCCAACATTAACCGCCATATTTAATGGTGAAATAGTAATAGAATGAGAATGTGTTGCTAATTGGTTACTTGTTATAGTTTTATTTCCTCCTGAAATAACCGGTGTTCCTTGATAAGAAGTAGTTAAAGCAGAAGTATCATCAGCACCAACAAAGGTTTTATTTATAAGATTAGGCATATTGAAATTATCACCTGAACCTCCATAATCATATCCAATTATAGCAAATAGAGAAGGATAAGCAGTAGTAAGATAAGAAGCACCATCGCACCATAAAAAATTAGATGATGGTAAAGTTGTTCTCGCAACCATAAGTATTTGCCCTAAAATTGCTGTTGTAGATATAGTTGTAGTTGTTGCTGATGTAGTAGTAGTAGAATGTATCCAGTATTCAGGTATAAATATAGGTGCGTTAATAATAGGTGTTGGATTTTCAGGTTTAGTCGCCATATTGATTATATTATAGATAGATATTTTTATTAGTTTGCTCTTATTACAAAATTAGAAACATTAAAGGGAGGTAATAAATCTGCCCCACTTCCAGCGTTTCCTGCTGTTCCAGTAAAATTGTCTTGTCCGTAAAGTGCGGTTTTAACAATATCACCACTTCCAGCAGCAATACCTTGAATAGCATTATTTTGAGTAAAACTTTGAAGCATAGGAGTAGTTGGAGATATACTTATGCTATGAGAATGCGTTGCTAATTGATTACCACTCATAGTTTTATTTCCTCCTGAACTTACAGAAGAACCACCATAAGAAGTTGTATAAATATTAGTAGCGTCACTACCAACAGGAGTTTTACTTCGTAAATCAGGAACAGCAAATAAACTTGCTCCATTCCAAGTAGCACTCGCAGTAGATAATCCTGTTGCTGCTTGTGTTGTAAAACCAGCAGTTCCACTACTCGGTGTAATACTACGCACAAGATTAGTAAGGTTTATTTCCATTCCAAAGGAATTACTCCAAGTTGTAGACATACCAGAATAAGCACCCACAGAACTATAACTTATAATATACCTCATCGTATAGGTAGAACTTGTTGCTTGAATATCAGGTGTAAAATAAAAATAATAATTACCAAAAGGACTTTCCATAGTCCAAGTAGTAGTAATTGATGTATTTTCAACACTAAATATAATATTAGAAACTGACCCTGCCTCTGCTATTGCTGTTCCAGTATCAAAAAGCACACCATCTTTATAAACCTCATATCCTACATTATCTAATTGAAGTGTAATAAAAAGAGTAGCAAATCCAAAAGGAGAAAAACTCCCTGTTCCATCAGCGCCAATTGGAGAAGATATTTTAAAATTATTAGGTGACCCAGATGAAGTATTGCTTGGTATTACTATGCTCCAAAAATAAAGGGCAGCACTACTTTGATTTATAGTGCTTCCAGAAGGAGATAATTGGGTTGTATCTAATTTGGGAGAATAATTTTGATTGGGTATATTAACAACAGAAGACGATGCTGGATTTGCTACGGAACTACTACCATAATTAGTTCCAATAACAGCGTATAAATCACTATATAATGATGTAGCATAACTCGCTCCGTCACACCATAACCAATTAGCAGAAGGTAATGAAGTTCCTTGATAAGCAATAATTTCTCCAACTATACTGGTATTTACTACGGAAGTTGATGTTGATGATGTGAGTGAAGTAGAAGTCCAATTTTCAGGTATAAATACAGGCAGATTAAATATTGGAGAAGGATTTTCAGGTTTAGTCGCCATTCTTGAATATAATATATAGTTATATTATTTTCTATTACTAATATATATAATGCCTCCAAAAGAGAAAAAGAAAGCAGAGTTAGTAGATTGGTATAAAAAAATACCTGAAAGGTTCTTGCTAAAAACTCATAATCCACATTACGAAACACACCATATTAAATTACCATTCCGTATGATTATTATGGGTTCTTCTGGAAGTGGAAAAACTCAAACACTTATGTCCTTGATATACAATATGCCTGATACTTTTGAAAATATTTATATCGCAACAAAAAATAAAGATGAACCTTTGTATAATTATATTGATGAGAAACTTGGTAAGAAAGGGTTAAAGATGATGGAAATTGATAAAGATGGATTACCTGATTTAGACAAACTTAATAAGGAACAACAAACTTTAATAGTTATGGACGATTTAGTAGGAGAAAAAAACCAAAAACCGATGGAACAATTCTTTTTAAGAGCAAGAAAGAAAAACGCAAGTTTGGTCTATATTACGCAGTCCTATTATGCTGTGCCGAAGATGATAAGAAATAATATGACTTATTTAATAATAAAACAAATTAGTTCTATGAAAAACCTTACTATGATAGGTAGAGAGTTTGATTTGGGAATGAGTAAAGAAACTCTTACTGCTATGTATAAGGATGCTACTGCCGAAAAGAAAAACTTTTTACTTATAGATTTGGAAACAGAACAGCGTGATAGGTTTAGAAAGGGATTTAATGATATTTATGATATTGAAGATGAAGAAGGTGATAATTAAGATACTATTTAGGAAGTTTTCGCATAATTTTCATATTATTATTTTCTCACTATATAATATAAAACAGAATGAGCGGAACTGGTAGTTTAATGATTAGAAACTTGCGGAAACCGAGTGATTATTCAAAGGGAGTTATGACCCAAGATGAATTGCTCCGTATTGCTATATCTAATGATGCTAATGTAGCAGGAGCAAGAGCAGGATTTCAGCGTGGAGAAATACCGGCATTATCAGCACAGGAACTTAAATCTCCTGCGGAGTTACAAGCGGATACAGCACTCCAAGAAAAAACTGCTTTGGATAATTTGCTACAACTTTTTGCTTATAGGGAAGCAGCAGCAATTACGAATGAACTTAATGCTGATGAATTGTTTATATTTAATACTACTTTTCCTCAAATTAAGTCACAAATACAAAAGAAGTTTAATCCAAAACTTTTATCACCTACTTTTTTTATAGAATATTTGAGAAAGTTTATTGAAGAACTTGATGAAAGTAAGGGTGTTTCTACCAATTTAGCGTCTATTACCAATAAGTTTAATACTTTAACAGATAATATTAATGATTTGAGAGCAATTCTACCAACAAGAAATCAATTTGCTAATTTACAAAGTTATATTGAAGATGAGTTTGATAGATTGCCTCGTTATGTTGTAGCACCACTTTTAGAAAGAATACAACGATTACAAAACGCAATTCCTTCTAATGATGATTTAAGAAGGGTTAGTAACGACCAAGAAATATTACAATACGAAACTCTTAATATGCTACAAAATATTACTGCTGATATGCCTACACAAAATCAATTAAATATGATTATGGAAGATATTAGAAGTGGTAGAGCAACACAAGCAGAAGGAATACAAAGAATTGAAGACGCTATTTCAGGTGTAAGTGACGGACAATTAGTTATGTTAGAAGATTTACTGCGTGAAATACGACAAGCAGCACCAGGAAAAGAAGTTCCACTTGAAATATTAGCACAAGTAGATACAGGTATTAAAGAAATCCCCTTTTTAGCAATTGAACGAAGAGTAACTAAAACAGGAACACCAGCAAAGCAAGGAGATATGTATATTATATATAATAATGGTAAAAACGAACCAATAACTTTATCAATATTACAATCTTATGCTGAAAGAATACCTACTTTTAGAACTTGGTATAGTGCTAATGTATCAAGAGGGGCAGTTAATCTTAAAGATTTAAGAACTCATATTTTAGCACAAGGAGGAGGACAAGCAGAAGGGTCACCAAGAAAGGATGTTGCTTTTGGTCCTGTAAAAGAAGGATTTGGTATGAAAGCAAAAAACGGAAGAATTGTTGCTACAAGAAAAATAGGTAAAGGTGTTGCTTTTGAACCTGAACCAACTTATAGGCAATTAGGTAAGTATGTAATTAATATGCCTCAACTTAAAGAGCGTGATATTTTGAATGTAAAGTTTCCAAGTTTAGGACGCATTCCACAATTTAAACCCACACCGGTTAGTGATGTAATGAAGGAGTTTCTTTTAGAACTATTAGATAGTGGAAAAGTAAGTAATCGTATTTACGAACAAATACCTATTGAAGAACGCCAACTTTTTGAAAAGATTGCTACTGGTGCTGGTATATTGAACGCACTAAAATTAAAACGAACTTTAAGTAACGAAGATAAAGAAGATAATGATAGATTTACTCTTTTGAAAGGGGAATATTTAGCAGGAAATAATAGTGTTGCTTTGTTAAAAGAATTAAGGAAATTAGTAGTCAAGTTTATGTCGCAAGGTAAAATATCAAAACAGGATGGAATGAACCTACTTATTGAATTATCTGTTTAGGGAAATAAATAGTTTAGAAAATAATTATATAGTAATATATTATATAAGTATGAGAACGCTAATCGTAAATAGTAGTAATGTGGTTGCTAATACAAACAATTCAGTTTTTAAATACAACTTCCCTGCCGGTAATGTAGAGTTTATGAAAGGACAAAAACTTGCTCTTGGTTCAATCCAGATGTATTATTCAACATTCAATATTACAGCAGCACAAGGTAATAATAGTTTTAGTTATGTGTGGGTTGATGGAAGAGAAATTACAATTACTATTCCTGATGGATTTTATGAGATTGCTACGCTTAATGATTTTTTACACTTTGTTATGGTTCAGCAAGGTCACTACCTATTAGATAGTGCTGGAAACTATTATTATTTTATTACTCTTGTTGTTAATTCTTCTACTTACCAAATTGATGTAAATTGTTTTCCTATTAGTTTAGCAACCTATCCTGTTGCTACTTATACTATTGGAACTTATACTGCTTCTACCATCACAACTTCTTCACCAACTACACCTGTATTATGGAGCAGACCTACAAGTCCTATTACACCTATGTTTAGAGTATTAGCAACTAATTTTAGAAATATTGTTGGATTTCAGGCAGGTTACTATCCACAAGGACAAACTGGTTATGCCTCTACTATTCCTACCACACCACTCGCACAAGCAGCAATTACTATTACTGCTACTTCTACTTTTTCTATTACTTCTATTGTTGGAACTACTTTAACTACAACTGGTTCTCCTGCCCTTTTAGCAGGTATGGTTATTTCAGGAACAGGTATTACTACTGGAACTTATATCGTATCAGGTTCAGCAAATACTTGGTTGGTTTCTGTATCACAAACTATCGGTGCTATTACAGGAACTTTTTATTCTATGTCTGCTTCTCAATCTCCAAGTTATTCTACAATCCAATCTTTTAGTTCTACTTCTGTTCCACAAGTATCTCCATTATCGTCTTATGTTTTAACCTGTAACCTATTGAATAACAATTTTGCTATTCCTAACTCACTTTTATATAGTTTTTCGCCACAAGCAGTTTTCGGTTCTCAATTTACTATTGCTCCAAATCAGTATAGTTTTATTGATATTCAACCAGGACAATATAACTCTTTTGAAGTATCCTTTTTAGACCAAAATAATATCCCAACTACACTACAAGATAATAATTTAGTAATATTGTTAATCATAGCAGACAAGGGAGAATTAGAAGGTTTAGCAATTTAAAAAAATATCTTATCTATAATATATAAGTATGTATATTCACAAGTTAGGTTCAACTACAAGTGGAGCAGGTTTAAGAACAACTATGGGTATTAGCAAAAATCACGCCATAGCAAGAAACCATAAAAGAATGATGGGTTCAGGTTTAGTAACTGAAATCTATGATAATGGAAAAGTTCAAAGAAAAAGTGATATTCTGCGTAATTTGAAAATAGCACAACCCAGAGTTCCCAAAAAATATATTTCGTTTGATGTTTAGGAATATCCAAGCAATACAATTCCGCTTGTGGTCGGTAAATATCCAAGCAATTCTATTTAGCAGAACTTTTGGAAAACTTTTAAGGAATACAATACAAAAAAATATATTTGTATTATATATAATGGATAATCTTGTTTTTGAAGAGAGTATCAACACGGAGGTCACTTCAAGTGAGTTTGTGGATAAGCAGTGGTTATATGTGAATGATAATAACAACGGCAGTTATTCAGGACAGATTGTTTTAGACACAACTTCGCTTTCAAACAGCGGTTCTTATATAAATTGGAGTGAGGCATTCATCGCTCTTCCTTTGGTCTTACAGGCAGAGGGTTCTGCTACTGCTATTACCGCCAGTAATAGTTTAGATTATTTAATGGGAATGAAAAACGGATTTTGGCAGATTTTACACAGCATGAGCGTTGAGTTTAACAACGGAAGTATTATTCAGCAAACTCCTTTCCTTAATGTGTTCTGTTCCTTTAAGAACCTTACAAGTTGGTCGCAGAATGATATTCAAAATTGGGGTGCTATTTGTGGTTTTTGTCCTGATACATCAAGGTCTTGGTTGTATAACAACAACTCTACTGCTAATTCTCTTCTTAACTTTGAGAATACATCAGGACAAGGGTTCTGTAATAACCGCACTTGCCCTTATGTTACTCTTTCTGCTTATGGATACTGGACTGGTTCGCTTGTAACGGCAACTGCTACTGCTGTTACAGCAATTACAACTCTTACCGGTCAATTACAAGTTGGTATGATGATTAGCGGACCAAGTGTTTCTGCTGGAACTTACATCACGGCAATTGTTTATGCTGCTGGTGTTCCTTCTACTGCTACTCTTTCTGCTGCTACTACTGGTGCTACTACGAATGTGATGCCTATGGTTGGTATTTCTCAAATATTACCTTACAATCCTGATGCTCCTTGTGGTGATGATAGTGATAATATCCGCCAAAATTACAACGCTGGTCTTCAACAGCGTATTGCTTGGTTGAACTTTTCTCTTTCTAACTTGGGTTCTGCTGTAACTCCTACACTCGCAAACTCTTTGACTTCTAACCAATCTTCCCTTCTTGCTGGTTCTTCTGGAACGGCAACTACTTCTGTTGCTTCTAACTCTGCTCTTAACCAAATCTTCCAAAGTTACATACAGAAAGCATCAACAACTCGTTCTATTATTTTTGACGCTGTTATTCGTCTTAAAGATATTGCTGATTTCTACCAAAAGTGTCCTCTTCTTAAAGGTTCTACTATGCGTATCTACCTTAACACTAACCAAGTTTATTTCACGATTGGTGCTTGTGCTGGTGTAGTTGCTGGTGCGGTTTCTACAACTGCTCTTTCTGCTGGTGCTTCCACTTCTCAAACAAATACCGGTTGTATCGCATTAACTTCTACTCCTGTTATTTTGGGAGGTGGTGGAACTAATCCTGTGATGGTTTCCTCTATGGATATAGGACAAGGTGCTTATAATCTTGTTCCACTCGCACAAACTCTTCCTGCTGCTCCTGAAAGTGTTAAAATTGGTCTTTCTATTGTTAGAACACAATTCTTATCAGGACAATTTACTACTTCTGTTTCTGCTCCTGTTACAAGTGTTCGCCTATACGCACCAGCATACACGATGTCGCCAATCGCAGAACAGCGTTATTTGTCGCTCACACCTACAAAGAAAATCGTGTATAATGATTTGTTCCAATACTCCTTTACTGGTGTAGCATCAGGACAAACTTTTTCGTTCCTTGTAACTAACGGCATACCAAATATTCGTGGAATATTGGTAATTCCTCTGCTTCCAAAGGCATCAAACGGCGTTGCTTCTACTTATCCTACTACAACTCCTCTTGCTGGTGTAACAACTTCTACTCTTCTTTCTCCCTTTGCTACTACTGGTGGAACTCCTGACCCTGTTTCTCTTACAAACTTCCAAATACAGATTTCTGGGAAAAACTTATTTATCAATAATCTTCAATATGATTATGAAACTTTTTACGAACAACTTGTTTCTTCTAACCAGTTGAACGGCAGTTTGACTACTTCTCTATCATCTGGTCTTATTGGGTTTGCCGAGTTTGAAAATCTTTACCGCTACTATTATGGTAATGCTGGTCGCTCTATTCCAAGTGAAGATGGTGTCGCAAAGGCAGTCCAAGTTTCAGGTGTTAATAACTCTCCTAACACAATTGACTTTATGGTATTTATTGAGTTTGAACGCCAAATTGTTGTTGATGTGAGAACCGGAGCAAGAGTTCAGTAAAAACCAAGCAAATAAGTAATAAATAAATAGAACTTTTTTTAAATATTTTTTTGTTAAAAGTGTGAGAAAACAATAGCATATCTCGTGCTTTTAGGAATATTTTTTTAGATTTTTATATATACTAATATATATAAGAATGGAGGTTATGAATGTTCCCCAGTCACGCAGTCGCATAAGTTTAGCGCCAAGTATGGTTAAGGGTAAAGGAACAAAGAAGGGTATGATGCGTAAAACCGCAAGAAAGGCGTTTGAACCTTCTATGGAAGGAGAAGGAGTTATGGATGTTTTAAAATCCGTAGGAAAAGCAGTTGCTCCTATCGCAATTGATTTAGCAAGTGACTACGCCAAGAAACGATTGAGTGGTGGTATGGCGTTGCCTTTGATGATGTCTGCCGCACAAAAACGCACTCTTAAAAAGGGTGGTGCTATTACTATTAAACCAGAGATGATTAGTGATGTAGCACAACAGGCACTTGCTATGCTTCCTGCTACTGCTAAAAAAGTATTAGGTTCTTTAAGTAAGAATAAGGGTATTAGAGTTGCTCTTAAACAAGGTGAAGATGTAATTGATAGAATGACCGGTAAAGGTCTTTTTGATGTAGTTAAAGCAGTTGGTAAAGTTGTTGCTCCTATCGCAATTGATTTAGCAAGTAAGGAGGCAAAACGCCGTGTTTCAGGAGAAGGTCTTTTTGATGTAGTAAAAGCAGTTGGAAAAGCAGTTGCTCCTGTTGCTATTGATTTAGCAAGTGACTACGCCAAGAAAAGAGTAAGTGGTGGTGCTATGAAAAGGGTTAGTGTGATGAATGGTTGTGGTTCTCCTTATGTATCCAAACCTTATAAGCAAGTTATGGATAGTTATAGTGAAGGTGGTTCGTTTGTCGCTGCTGGTGGTGGTATTTATCCTGCTGGAAGTTATGGTAGAGGAATAGATATGCCTATTCAACAAGGTAGTCCTTATGCTAATATTAATAGTCCTGCTATGAACCCTTTTATACCCCATCGTGGTATTCAATCTTATAACCCTATTAATAAGAAAGAAGGTCGTGGTCCTATCGGTTCTGTTATAGGACAAGTTTTAGGTAATTTTTTACCTATCTAAAAGATTTAGGAATATATTAGATAGTTCGTTTGATTTAGGAAAAAATAAAATAATTAGTATATATAAGAGATGAATAAATATCCTACTCCTCCTTCTTCTGCTTTTTTATCTACTATTAAGAGTTCTAACTATCCTTATGTTTATATGGGAGAATTGAATGAAAAACATTATAATAATGATATTTTGGAAAGATATAATGGTGTTAAAAAAACCGGTAGTAAATCAACCTTATTACATTACAAGATTTATGATTGGGTAAATAAAGATTATTATATTGAATTGAAATCAAGAAATAATGATTATAGTGTTTATAATACTACGATAATAGGTTACAATAAATTAGAAGAATGGAAAAAAGATAATACTGATAGAAAATACTTCTTTCTATTTGCCTTTTTAGATGGATTATATGAATGGGAATTAACCAAAGAAAATTATGAAAAGATTGGTGGTGATAATGCCGTTAAGAAAACCTCTTTTAAAAAGACCAATTCTTATTCTACTTTTAATGAAAATAAAGACCACTTATATATACCTATTAGTCAATTAACAAAAATTAATGATAAAGGTTGTTTAGTTCCTGATGATTTACTTTGTAACTCTAATAGAAGTATAACAAGTCGTTGTCTTATAAAAGCATTCTAATAATAATAATATATCTATACTATATATTATGATTACTAATTTTGATATTGAGGAAATAGCACAAGGATTAAAACTACCTATCGTTGGTGTATTTAGCAAAGATAAATTACCACAAAAGCGTAGTATTGGTTCTTATTATGTAAATATGGAAGATAGTGATAAAGGTAATGGAACTCACTGGGTTTTTATGAAAATATTTCCTTGTGGTTTTGCTTGTTACTTTGATAGTTTTGGAATATCACCGCCAGAACAAGTAAGAGATTTTTTAAAACCTTTTACACCATTCCCTTTTTCTAATAGACAAATACAAGATATTAAAAGTGAAAATTGTGGTAGATTTTGTATTCTTTGTGATTACTTTTTTACTCATCAAGTTAAATCTAAATTAAAAACGAATGATATGGTCGCAGAATGCTTTGATGATTTTTTAAACTCTTGGGTTATTAATACGAAAACGAATGATAAAATACTTAATGAAAGATTTAATAAACTTGCTTAAAATAATGTATCCATCTCAAAAATATCATCACTTTTATCTCTGGTCGCCAACGCATATTCGCTTACTTTATTCTCAAAGAAATTAGTTTTTGATTGTAATGATATTAAGAGCATCCAATCATAAGGATTTCTTACATCGTATATTTTATCGTAACCTAATTGAACTGAAAGGCGGTCTGCTACAAACTTTATATATTCAGTCATACTTTTACTATTCATTCCAATTAATCTACAAGGTAAAGCATCACAAATAAACTCACATTCTATTTCAACCATATCCATTATGATTTCTTTTATTTCTTTGAACGATAATTTATTAACTAATTTGGAATAAAGTAAAATAGCAAACTCCGTATGTAACGCTTCGTCCCTGCTAATTAATTCGTTACTGAATGTTAAACCTTGTAATAATCCTCTTTTCTTACACCAAAATACCGAAGCAAAAGCACCGGAAAAAGCAATCCCTTCCACACAAGCAAAGGCAACTAATCTTGTAGCAAAAGATTTATCACTATTAATATATTTCTTACACCAATCTGCTTTCTTCTTGATACAAGGAAATACAATCATAGCATTAAAAAGTTCTTGTTTATGTTTTTTATCCTTAATATAAGTATCAATAATTTTAGCATAAACTTCTTGATGTATCCCCTCCATAGCAATCTGGAAACCATAAAATAATCTTGCTTCACTATTTTGAACCTCATTATAAAACCTTTGACCGAGATTTTCGTTTATTAATCCATCGCTCCCAGCAAAGAACGCTAATATCATACTGATAAAGTAACGCTCATCTTCGTTTAATTTTTCGTTCCAATCTTTTAAATCTTTTGCTAAATCAATTTCCTCCTCCACCCAAAAACTACTTACTGCCCTCTTATACATATCAAAAATATCGTGATGTGTTACAGGTAGAATAGTATATTTACTATCATCTCCAATCAATAGTGGTTCTTCCATAATATTAATATATATTTAATATTATAGTTTAATTATTTTTTAAATCTCGTAATGCTTGTGAAAACCATTCAATAATAAAACCAATTACAAATCCTAACATACTTATAATGTATATATATTTTTAATATCCAAAATACTTCTTCTTACAAATAGGACATTCTTTTTTGCCGTGATTACAGATTTGTTCTTTACAGGATTTACAAATTGTATGACCGCAACTTGATATATCCATATTATCTTTTACCAAAGTTTCAAAACAAACCGGACAATCCGTTAGTTCTCCTACCTTTTCGTATAACTCAATAAATTGTTTTTTTAAGAACTCCAAATCTACTTCTCCACCAGATTTTAATTGTTCTACCAATTTTTTGTTTTCCTTCTTTACATCACTAAAATATTGTGCTAATTCATCATAATCGTCACGCATAATGTAAAAACTTTTCCAACCGACTTTTGCTTTGTTCTCTAAAACCTTCTTCTCCTTCAAGGACATAGTGATAGTTTGATTACTCATTCTATTATATATATACTATATACTTTCTTTTTAAGTTCTTTTTTAGATATATTATATATTTTAATATAATATATATATTTAATTATTCTTTTTAACTTTTCCATTCTCCAACTCCATCCCAATAATATTCAACCGCTTTTACTGCTCTATTCGTAGTCATAAAATTAACCATCGTATAATAGTTTGCTTGTAATGCTTTCATACCACCACGCTTATATATTCTGTTTCCGTATTCTTTGATTTGATTTTTTGGTTCTTCCTTAATCATCATATCTCCGTCTTCATCAAAATCAAAATTATCTTGATTTTCAATTATCTCAATAATTTTTTTAAGGTATTCGTAATTGAATACTCCAAACTCCGCCATCCATTCAAATACTTCCATTCTAATCCTTGCTGGTTTAGGAATATCGTTAATAACCGAAATCATCTTTGCGTTAATCTTATCGTAGGATGCTACACTCATTCTATATATATACTATATACTTTCTTTTTAAGTAGTTTTATATATTATATATTTTAATAAGTTAATAATAAGTATTTAGGAAATAAATATCACAACCAATTGTATAATATGGAAAACATTAAGATGTTAGAATTGTTTAAGGGAACTGGTAGTCAAAGTAAAGCAGCAATTAAATTAGGTATATTAGAGAAAAATATTGTAAGTTTAGATTTTGATAAAAAGTTTAATCCTACTATCTGTTGCGATATTATTGATTTGGATTATACTAAATTGGATACTCCTGATATTATTACTGCTTCTCCTCCGTGCGAAACTTTTTCAATACTTATCCAAACGCATAAAAATAAAGTCCGTGATTATAAAGGGGATATGCGACCATTAAACGCAAAGGGCGAAAAAGGTGATGCCGTTTTGTTTAAGACCATAGAAATTATCAAATACTTTTTATCCAAAAATCCTAACTTAAAGTTCGTTATTGAAAATCCAGTTGGATATATGAGAAAGATGCCGTGTATGACTGAACCACCAATTACTTTTATGGGCGTTGCGTGGTATAGTTGTTACGGATATACATACCGAAAACCAACTAATTTTTGGAGCAATATTAATTTGGATTTAAAGAAAGGCAAGAAAATAGAAACCGAAGTTGGAACAAAAAGCGATAAGACCAATATGCTTGATTTCCGTTTAAAACAAAGGTATTCTATGCCGGAACAACTTTGTAATGAATTGATTACCCAATTATTAAAGAATTAAATAAAATTGATTTATATATACTCTATATCTCAATATATAATATATTCCCCAAAACAACTTAAAGATAATACAATATCTAATGTATAATAGTAAGATGACTGCTACTACTGAAACCCCCTTTGCCTTAAACGCTCACTTTGTTGCTCTTAATAATGAACTCTCTAATCACTTTGGAGAAGTTGTTTATGTAGAAGATAATAAAAACGAAAAGAAATTAAATAAGATTATAAAAGATTGGTATTTAACCATTAAAACCGAATACAAAAATTACTTGGAAACCAATAAGATTTCAACCAAGAACTATGTTAAGAACTTGGACGAAAAAATAACCGAAATTAAAAATATTATTATTGATTGGTATGTGAATGATGAATTAACCGATGAAAACCAAGAAAAATTAATTGCCGTAGGAATTGAGTTTGAAGAAGAAGAAGAAGAAATTGAACTCTGTAAGGGTTGCGGAGAATGCGATGGAGAAGAGCAATATGATTGGTATTGTGAAGAATGCCGTGCCGAGAACTTGGGTCACTATAAACAAGCAACCGAAGTTGATGAGGAAACGGACGAAGATGAAGATGAAGATGAAGCGGAGAATGAAATAATATATATTGATAATGGACTTAAAGATAATGCGATATGTAATATATCAAGTAGCGAGATGAGCGAACCAGTTTTAAGTGAAAAGCGTATTACGATTAAGGTTAAGAAGACCAACTTATTGGTAGTTGAACCTGAAAATATATATATTGATAATGGACTTAAAGATAATGCGATATGTAATATATCAAGTAGCGAGATGAGTGAATTAGACCAACTTAAAAAGCGTGTTGCTGAATTGGAAGCGGATAATAAGGAAAAGGAACGCCAACAAAAGATTGCCGAGAATAAAACTGAATGGTTTGAAAAACAATATCCTGAATGGATACAAACCAAGAGTTTAGAATGGCAAACCGAAATCTTGGAGTTTATGGAAAAGAAAAATATTCCTGATATTTTTGGAATTAATGGTGGCGATATTGATGCTTATGGAACTTATTACTTGGACGAAGAACAAAAAATAAATACCTATGTTACGGATAATGAATGCTTGGTTAAACAAATAAATAAGGCGATTGGATTTAGACCAAAGGAAGAAAAGAAAACCGATACTAAACGAGCAACTCCTAAAAAAATCTGCCGTGATAGTGATAAACTATTTAACGATGGAGAAGTATTAAAGCATACTGCTACAAAGGATAAGATTGCCTTAAATCATATTTATTGCTACTACGATAAAACCGAAGATAAGTTTGAATTATGTAGTGTAGTATTTAATATGTTGAATGAAATTGTAACCACAAATAAGTTGGGACATACCTTCAAAAATCTTAACCAGTTTATTATCTATAACAATAAGCAATATGCTCCTGAAAAAGTCCAGAAGGAAACTGCTTGGAATGGAAGCGTAAAATTGTGTAGAAATAAAGTATGGATTAATACCAAAGATTTAGAACCACTATAAAAAATAAAAAAGCGAAAAAATAAAAAAATAAACTTGTGTGAAAAATAATATATATTTTTGTATATTATTTTTTGGCGACCGAGAAATTAAAAACTTTTTGGCGGAAAACTTTTTGCCGAGATTTTTTTACAGAACGGA